CTGCATGATTCTTCCGCCAAGTCTGGTTTCAAAGAAAAATCCCTCACTTAACCACATATCAACACCGTTGATAGTAATGCAACCACTTTTCCTAACAATGGCCTCGCCATGATTAGGCAGGGGCATACAGCGTTCACGCTCGGAATCCCAGAGGACTTCTCCAGTCCTATCGTCAACAAAGAACCCGTCATACTCTGACACTTGGCCAGCATCTACAAGGTTGGCGACCTCATCTGGTAACTCGAATACTCTTCTTGCAATTCTTACAGTTTTCATGGTTCTTTTCTCCTTACTTTTTTAAGTATAATAAAAGCCCTATGCATTGGTTACATAGGGCAGGGTAAACAGGGTAGAGTAGTGGTATTATTTCAAGTATCCGATAATACCACCCTTGGTCTTGCTCCAAGGGCGAACAGAGTATCTGAACTCATTGGCCAGATTCTTAGCCTGTACAGACTTATAGCAGGCCATATAGTCAGACAACACCCTCTTGAGGGTATGTGTCTTAACCATGACATTACCGCTGGCAGTAACCTTGAACAGACTCTTGGCAAAGTCTGCATTAGGTATTATCTCAAAGGGCACAATGCAACGCCCCTTGTCGTTCTTGACATCTACAAGGACGGAAGAGAACCCGCCCTCGTATGGTTTGTACACATCAGCGGTATAGGCACCGTCAGAAAACTTAATAGTAAATAGTCTAAACATAAAAATTACCTCCTAGAAATTTTGATGTATTATCGACAATGCCACCGAAAAACAGTGTCTTTCAGTGGCATAAGCAATAACCATCTCCTTTTTATCATAGAATAGCATGGTAGCAGGAATGTGTGTTTTTTTGTAACGCAAAGACACCTCTTTGCGTAGCCTTTTAGTGACTATATCCCCCACAAGACACCTGCAAGGTATCCACCGCCAGTTCCTATTGGTCGCAGTTTTTTCACGCTCGACCTAGTATGCACACCTGTACAGCACAATGTACTATACAAGTCACCCGTATCACACGGCTGGAGGACTATGAAATTTTCAAGGTACAGAAATAATCTAGTACACGCAAGTGCACATTGCTAAATGCGGATACAATACCTCTAGTACGACTTTCCTTTTCTCACCGACACAACGGCTAACTTAGGGAAAGTTTTCCCTTTGGTAAATTCAATTATTTTCAAGGAACTTGCCAACTAGCTCCTTGGCTTTCGCCCTGTCGCTGTTGACACCTATGTTGTACCACGGAAAATCCCCCTGCTTGCATTTTAGAAAAAAAGCCAACAAATCTAACTGAAAAGGCTTCTCATTTAAACCACCTTGCACATACGCGTTAATTCATTAGTGGGAAACGGTCGAAAACCTTGCCTTGCTTTATGGCCGTAAAGCCAACAAAATCAAGGGAAAGCAGGCACCGCAAGGCTTCCCAGAACATTGCTCCAGAATAGCCAGAACATAGGTGTAAAAAAGTACACCAATTCGGGGTAAGAAAATTTTTTATGGGGCGGTATAGCTCACATATCCCATGCATGACATTTTCAACTTTTGTTATTTCCAAGCCATAACCAATTCATATTGAAGTGCTTCAAAGTAACTTCAAAATCACTTCAAGGTAACTTCAAGGAAGCAGCATAGAATACCCTGTCCTTGTACAGTAAACTGCTGTCCATGTTCTATCAAAGTGACTCAATGAGAAGCTGTGTGAGCGATGAAAAAGCATAGCTCTACCACTTATGTATCAAAAGAAATAACCATGCCTTAGCGTGGCTCTCAATGGCAAATAACAGTAGTCTACCCCTCAAACACATAGGTATAATAATGGAAAACAAAAGAAAAACCCTGCAACCCCAGAAGTACCAAGGGGTGCAAGGTTATATACCAATGCGAAACAAGTTTTTGGATATGAAGTTCTATGAAAAATAAAATATGGGACTAAAGTTTCATTTTTAAAAATATCTAAAAAAAATTTCCTGAAATTGGAATGATTAGGTGCTCTATCTCTATTATATATAGAAAACCAATTGTAGGTTCTTAATTGAGCCTACACCTCTTTTTCTTTTCTCTTGCTAAAGGGCTGAGAAGAAAAATGTAATTGAGATGGGGACAACTTGGTGACTCGTTAGTTTTGCATTTCCCAGTCAGTGATTATTCATTGACTTGCGAATCTTACCCATATCATATATTTGTTCTTTGTATGCCGCCCATGAAGTACCTAGATAGTAGTGGGAAGAACTTACTTCTTTTTTTACTCATTGGATTGTCAACAGAGTAAAAAGAAAAGAGAAGTAAGGAATGAGGCTTCGTCTACCCTGTAAGCGTTTCCCTTTGTGGGGGACTACAGGGGGTTCATTGTATTAACATTGAATGACAATGGTTTTCAAAGAGTTCATTGAGAACTTAGTGTTTTATCCTTGATACCTTGTATGACTATGTAGTCATGGTATTCCATAAGGAATTATGTATTCCTTGCTAATACCATGTAGACATAGAGACTAAGGTTTATAAGGAGTAATAAAGCATAGTATTCTCTTACTCAATGTATTACATAGTTTTCTATGTCTTTCATTGGTATTCACTGTATAACTATGATTTATATGTCATAGCTTTTCAGTGAGTAGCAATGAGTGACATGGATATACTATGAAGCATTGGTATAACAGAGATATACTAAGCAACTCAAATCACTCCATGATAAAACAAATAACTTGCCGTAAGGCAAGTAAGTTCCGAAGGAACTTTAAGCTATGATATACGTTACCCTTGATAAACAATCAAGGCTATGATGTTCTATGTATTACACAAACTGCTACTGATAAACCATGAATTATAAACATGGAATATGAGTGGTAGTTTGTGTCATACATAGATAGACATAGTATTCCATGTATATACTAGGTATTCATGGAAATGCTGATTACTCTATGTCATACCAAATGAAAGGAGAATGAAAGACATGGCGAATAAGAATCCTAAACCACTGTCTCCAAGGTACGGAAGTGTTACAAGTCCACACCTTGAAAGAGCAGGGGTAAGCCTAGTGGATGTATACAATCTGACAAGCGTTGTCAAGGAAATGCGATTGAAGGGCCAGAGCTACAGAGCGATTGCTGATTATATCAATAGCAAGAATCTGATACCCAATGGCTATGTATTGTCTTACAACAGTATTGTTCGGTGGTGCACCAATCATGGCTTGGGTGGCACCATAGAAGCTACCAGTGAGTTCGAGACTGTTAATACATACAATGTGAATTGTCAGCTATTGAAAACCATGCAGACCACATTGGATACATTGCAGCTTCGATTGGATGAAATTAATAAAGACCCTATGTCAGTAAAGATGTCAGAGATAGGACAGCTTGTTAGTTCTCTGGACAGAATAGGGTTACGCATACAGGTACTATCAACCAGCATAGGAGAGATGCAGGAAAAGGTATATAAGTATGAAACCGTAGCCAAGGCTATGGAAATGATAATGGCAGTCCTTAGTGTCCGCATGAGTCCTGATGAATACGAGGACTTGAAAAAGGTTCTTCGGGATGACCCAATCCTTTGTGAGACATTGAAGAAGATTGCCCCGACTAATGTTTAAGGAGAAATCAAAATGATTAATGCAAATGATGAAGTAAAACTGACTGGCGTTGTGTCTGCCACAGGGACAGGCGAGTTCACTGTTCAGGTCAAGGAGTTCTATGTTGATGGAGCATGGCACAAGCTGACAACCCCAAGAGATGTCGTAGTCAAGTCCGAGGATTACAATGATGAGCTTACTTCCCTTGAATTGAATTACATTCGCAAACAGGCTGAGAAGGATTCTGAATCTGCTACACTTTGCGATGATGATATGGAAGTAGTAAAGTCTATTGTCAAGAAATTGACCGTTACCCCTTCTATCACATGAGCCTGAAGGAGAAGGAGCGTAGGCTTAACCATGTAAAGAAAGGTAAAGACCTTCGCAGATATTGTAAAGACAGAGACGACTCTAGGGAAGCAAAGAAGGAAATGTTCAAGTATAAGACAAGGTGAGTAAATGGCAGATGTAATGAAAGAGATATTCGGAAACAGACTCCGCAAGGATTCTGATTCTGGTTCCTTCAAGGAACGCTGTGCTACTGACTTTAAACTCTTTTGCGAACATTATCTTGCTGAGTCTTTTCCTAGTCCTTGGTCACATGACTTCCATGACTGGACGATTGCAAAGCTGGAGGACATAACATTGGAACATTCCAATGAGGAGACAAGGGATTGCCTTGCAGCTCCTCGTGGTCATGCTAAGAGTACATTGTGTTCCTTTGCATATCCGTTATGGCTTACCTGCTATAACTATAAAAAGTTTATTGTAATCGTCTCTGCAACTTCTACGGTTGCAAAACAATTCCTTGTAAATATTCGCAATGAATTGGAATTTAATGCAAGAATACGTGAGGACTTTGGTGACTTAAAGAGTGATTCCATTTGGAACAACACGGAAATCCTTACGCTTAACAAAGTATATATAACTTGCAAATCTGCTGGGACTCAGCTTCGAGGATTGAACTTCAATGGCACCAGACCTGATACAGTAATCTTCGATGACTTGGAGACACCTGAGCAAGTCGATAGTGTATCCCAGACAGAATCATTGGAGCGATGGTTCAACTCCGATGCAATGCCAATGGGTAGCCCGACTGCAAGCTATATCTATATTGGCACAGTTCTCTCTTATGAGAGTCTGCTGTACCATATGCTAAAGAATGGTTCTTACAGTATGTGGAACCGAAAGATGTTCCAAGCAGTCATTGAATTTTCAACGAGTCCTCTTTGGGCTGAATGGGAAGAAATAATGACTGACCCTGAACGTGGCGACCAAGCCTATGCGGATGCCAATAAGTTCTATGAGGAACACAAGGAAGCGATGCTTGAAGGAACCAAGGTACTCTGGGAAGCCCAGCGGCCTAATATGTACAAGCATCTGATGGAGCGTAGGATAGCCAGTGAGGAAGGCTTTGCTTCTGAGTACCAGAACGACCCACAGACAGAGAGTACCAGAGTATTTAAAACTGAGTGGCTTGAAAACAATATGTATGTAGACCTGCCTGAAATCAAGGAAGTCTGCATGGCAATTGACCCTGCCATTGCTTCGAGGCGAGTGAGCGACTATAGCGTTATCGTTGTGATGGGCAAAGGTAAAGATAATCTGTTCTATGTTCTTGAAGCTGATATTCAAAAGCGTAAGCCTGATAGAATCATTGAAGATGCAAAAGAGATTATTAGGAAGTATTACAAATACAAACCACAGATAGTCGTTGAAACCAATCAAATGCAAGCGTTCTTCTCTAGTACCTTGCAGAGAGATATGGTCAACGCAGGGATATACCTTGACTGGGTGGAAGTGTACCACAAGGCAGGGGATAGCAAGGCAGGGCGAATAGAAGCCCTTGTTCCATATGTAAAGAATGGCTACATCAAATTCCATGCTGGTCAACGGATTCTTCTGAGTCAATTCAAGAATTACCCAAAGGTTCACGATGATGGCCCTGATGCCGTTGAGATGGCATTTAAGCAGTTGCTTGGTAATACTACTCATAGCTTTGGCTTTGGCAGTACAGGTGTAAATACCAAGCGAAAAGAGAATCAGCCATTTCATTTTATAAGACAAGCACTGTTAGGCAGGAGGTGAGAAGTTGTTTGAGAAAGTAAAGAAATATTTTGCAAGTAAAATACCGTCTAGTGTATTGCTTCCAACAGACCATTATGGTTTCAGGTTGCCAAGAAACGTAAAGACTAAGTCGGTTCTCCCAAGGAATCCTACTGTGAAGCAGCTCAGGAATTTCTCACGAGAGCCTATTGTACGCAGAGCAATCAGCTTGGTGCAGGATGCATTAGCAATGCAGGACTATCGCATTGAAGTAATCGGTGGTCGTGGCAAGTGCACTAAACAGATTGCTGCTTTGAAAAATATAATAGAGAGTCCAAATGTAATTGACTCCCGACAGTCCTTTGTTAAGCGACTGGTGGACGATGCATTAGTATTGGATGCAATGGTAGTAGAGGTTGCTAAGAGTACAGACTCCAAGCACCCTCTTTATTTATATCCAGTCGATGGCTCTACTATTAGACACCTCACACCATATGCTTACGATGACCCGAAGGCACCAAGGTACTGCCAACAGCAGGAGTCAGGTATGAAATACTTCACTGCAAAGGACATAGCTTATTTGCAAAGAGAGTATTTTACATACCAGCCTTATGGATTATCCCCAGTCATGGTGGCATATAAGTATATTGACTATTACCTATCCGCTGTAGAGCAGAGTAATTCCAAGGCAACCAATGGCACCGCTGATTATCTCATTGGTTTAAAGGACATAAGCAATGATGAGCGAGAGAGATTTGTGCAGTATTTCAATGAAGAAATTGAGGGCACTGGGAAAATCCCAATTCTTAATGGCACTGAGATTGAAACCAAGCAGATTCGCTCTGGCCTGAATGAGCTTAGTTATTTGAACTGGCAGGATAAGTTGACGACCATTGTTGGACTTGCCTTTGGACTTCCACCTGAGAAGCTCGGTCTTATGATTGCTAACGACCGCAGCACTGGTCAAGACCAAGAGAACGCTGTGGTTCAGGAATTGATTAAGCCATATGCTTCCATGTATGAGGACTTGATTAACAACTATGTTATCAATGCCCTTGGCTGGGGTGGGCTGCTGAGATTCAGATTGCTTTATGAAGAATCCGAGCAACAGAAAACAGCGAAGTCAAAGAGACTGGTCGATGAATATTACCGTGGCGTTATTACTGAAAATGAGTTCAGAAGCATGATGGGCTATGAACACAGTGATAGCAAGTATGCCGATGTTACTTCTCCTGAAAAGACTACGCTTATCAATGTAGATAATGGTGTGGCTGGGGGATTCAATGGAGTTGGTGATGTTAAGGACACCAGTAAAGATAGGGAGAAGTGAGGTGAGAGTTTTTGGATAAGGAAAAAATAAAGGCTTCCCTAGAAAACGTAAGTATTTCCAAGGAAGCAAATAAGATGATTATTAATGGTTGTATTACAAAGGTAGGAGTTCCTTCCACTGGTTCTCCATGCGGGGCCGATGGTGCACTCGTTTGTTTTACACAGGAGTCCGTTGACAAGTGTGCTAAGTCATTCGAGGGTATGCCACTGAATGTCATCGCACCAAATGATTGGTGGTGTGAAGGCTATGAAGCATTTTCTGGGCATGGTAATACCGTTGTTGGTTATCTCCGAAAGGTAAAGCAGAAGGAAGATAACCTGATGGCAGAGATTGTTCTTTGGAAGGACATGAACCCAGCCCTTGCTGAACTAACCATTAGTGCAATGGATTCGCTTGGCTTTAGCGTTGAGTTCTACTCAACGGTAACACATAACGATGATAAGGCCAATGTACAGTTCATTGATGAGTTTGAAGGTGTTGGTTGTGCCATGCTGTGGAGTTCCTCGGCGGCGTTCTCCCAGACCTTTATTGAAAAGATTGCAGCTAGTAGGAGTGATAAGAACATGAATGAAGAAATGAAAAAGTTTATTGAGGAGCAGATTGCAGCTTCCTTGAAAGAGCCAATGGAGAAGTTACAGGCTTCTATTGATAGTATTGTTACAAAGCAGGATGAACTTGTAAGGGCTGCTGAGGCACAGGTTCAGGCACAGGCTGATACTGTTGAGCCAGAGCCAGCAGAGCCAGTAAATGAGCCAGCACCAGCAGAGCCAGTTGATGAGTCCGCAGATGAGATTGCTGAGTTGAAGGCAGAGATTGAAAAGCTGAAGGCTTCTGTTATGGCACAGGATATTCCTACCCCAACTGCTGTAGGCAGTGCAGCTCCTAACCCTAACGTGGGGGACGACAAGGAGTCCAAGCTGAAGGCAGAGATTGAGAAGATTAATGCATCTGCAATGGCACCACTGGATAAGCTGAAGGCTATTGCAAGAGCTAAGACTAGCATGAAAGGTTGATGATAATAATGGCAAGAAAGTTATATAGAGCAGCTACTAATCCAATTACCGTAGAGAATCAGGGGCATACTCTGATTATCGGTGATTATGACCATGTGCTTCATGATTATTTGAAGCGTGACTTTGTGATTGATATGAAGTTCAACCATGTGGAAGCACTTGGCTATCCTCATGTATGGAATGAGCAGAAGGCAATTCCTGAGAACACCACTGCCATTGACCCACGCAAGGGCTTTGGTACTGTTGACAATCCTTCCTATCGCCCAACTACCCTGAAGGATGCTTATGACCGTGATAACTGGAAACAGGCATTTGCAAGATGCTATGTAACTGGTATTCGTTATGACTTCATGGACAGAAAGCTGGAGGAGCGTTACGGTGCATTTGAGGACTTGGTTGCCAAGGACTACAATGATATGTTCGTTGACTTCGCTCGTAAGACCGCTAATGACTTCTGGAATGGTACTGGTAAGCTGGATGGCTCCGCTGCGACTGACCTTGTTTACTGTGGTGTACTTTCCCAGATTACTGACAAGACTGCAATTACGGCTGGTGCCAACATTGCTGATTCCCTCGTAACCAAGATTACCTCTCTGATGGCTCGTCTTGATTACACTAATTACCCTGATGTTATCTGCATGAACCCTGCAACCTACGACATTATCTTGAAGCAGGAGCAGGCTCGTAACGGTTATGTTAAGCAGATTGATACCGAGGTAGTACCGGGCATCAGTGTTCCAGCTTTCCTGACTCCAATGGGCAAGCTGCCAATCGTTTTGACTCCATACATTAAGCCAGCCGCTAATGATGATTCTAAGATGGAGCATAAGATTGTGGCACTGAACAGCTCCATGATTGACAAGATTTATATGTTCAATGATGGCCCTGTTACTTATGAGATTGCAAATCCTGAGACTCCGCTGGCAAATGACCGTTTGCTGACTGATAAGTTCGTTATGGACTTTGCAAATTACATTGTTCATGGTGCTCACACTGGTGCTCATTTCATTATGACCTACACCGAGGCGTGAGTTAGTTTGTAGACTATGGAGGGCATTAGCCCTCCTTTCTATTTAAAGGAGAATGAGAATGGCAGTAAAAAAGAAAGCAGAGCCAGCAGAGGAAAAGGTTACTGTTACTACTGAATATACAGTTCGTGACCAGTTCAAGGACTACTCTTATATTATGGTAGGCAGTCGCCTGATTCCCATTGAAGATGGCAAGATTAAAGCAGTAAACAAGGATGAGGTAAAGGACTTTATTGTATGAGTTATATTACAGAAAAGGAAATACCACTGTATTGCGGATTGGTTACTGGTGTAACTATGGAGCACGTAGAGGCAGCCACCACTCTCATTGATGCTTACAAAGGGATTTCTTTCCTGCCTAAGCAGTACGTTGAGAGAGTGGAGCTAAAGAAGAAGCGAGATGAGTACAGGGGAAAGCTCTTGCACTTCCCTAGAATTTGCATAGATAAGATAACCGCTAAAACACGGTGTATCTTTGGGGAGCAGAAGATTGAGCTGCCAGTCGATTGCATTGAGTTTGATGATAATCACTCCCTGTATTTTTCCTTCTATATGCCAAGGGAACTCATGTTTAGACACGTTCCTAGCTTCCTGAACATAACATATCACTCTGGTTACAATGAGATTCCTGAGCAGCTCAAACGAGCCTGTGGAATCCTTGCTTGTAACATTAAGCAAATGGGTGGTGTAATGCGTTGGAAGCAGAGAGACGACTATGACATTAAGGTTACTCTTTCAGACGAAGGAGTGTTCACTGAGGAAATCAAGGTCATGCTGAGAGGAGTGGAGATACAGTGAGTAGTGTATTGGAATTTTACAGCGACAGGCTGGAAAGACTTAGCTGTGACAGAGGCTTCATTGAAAAGGGACTCATGCTGCGGCGTGGTAAAACCCAAGACCCCTACACTATCTCCGACCATAAGAACATTGTGCTTCCATTGGGGACACAGTTCATTAATGGAGATTTAATCACTCGCATTGACCATGAGAACCCAGACCAGTTCATTATCGTTGCCAAGCAGATTGGAGCCGACTGTGTGTCCTTGCAGGGTAAACGAGTGAACTCTCATATTAGTATCTATGAACTTACTAATGAACTCGATGAAAAGCACAGACGAAAAGGAATCAAGGAAAATCTCATTGCAGAGAACATCCCTTCCTACTGTGAGGACCAAAGTGCACGAGTAAAGTTCTATGATGCTGGTTTCCTTCCTGATGTTGTTAAGAGATTCTATGTTAAGCCTAATCCTAAATTCAAGGATATGCAGAGAATCAAAAGCGATGATGGTATTTTCCAGATTGATAATATTGCCAAGGATAAGTACAGAGATGTATGGGTAATGCAGGTGAGCCGAGATGCAAGGAAGTAATTCATTTGAATTAAAAAATACGGCCAATAGTTTGCAAAAGTATTCCCAGCAAAAGGAAGAAGAATTAGTAGGAGACTGGGTATTCACTGATGAACATACTGGAAATGCAAGAGCTTCTCATGAAATAAAATCTTCCAATAAAAGTATATCTCTAAAGTTTTCTTTTTCAGGACAAAGAATGTGGACAATGGAATTTGGTAAAGGCCATTCTTCGTCAGATGGAGGTATTGGTATTACCGCCGAAGTCCTACGTTCTAAAGTATTCAAAGAACTATATTTGAAAAACCCTGCTCTAAGTAGTGGAAGAAAATTAAGTAAGTATAAAAGGAACAAGATGTTCACCAAGGGTGGCAAAGTGCAAGCGGAATCGCCTATATGGAATGTTGCCTATATCTATACAAGAAAAGGGACATACCATGATATAGATGACCCAGTTGGAACTCATGTTGGTTCAGGCCTAGGTGGCAAATACGGACTTAATACTGAGGGGTTTAGTTCTGGAATGTACGCAACTAAAGACGATACATTGGCAAGAAATGCCGAGCCTGTAGTTGGCCCATTGTTTAATATTGATAAACTTGAAAGACTGGATGGTGCTAATTGGAAGATAAGGAATGACGATGAGGTGTACAAAGCCTTTGGCAATGGAATAGTTAAGGACATGGCAAAGTTCCTAGAGGATGCGTTGAAATGAACACATTTGATTACGTTGAAGAACTATGGTCGTTATTTACGGCCAATGAAGAATTAAAGGATTTACTAGGCATAGACGATGATGAGGACTATGCCATAAAGATAAGAACAGAGGATGTAATGGCCGAGGGATATGAAGTCGACAAGTTACCATTCATTACTATTTACTTTAGTGAAGCATGGGTAACAGAGAATGACTTTATGAACCAAGGTTACTTGTGTATTGACATTTATGCCGCTATGCGGAATGAAGTGCCAGAGATACGGAAAATAATCGTAGACACGATGCACAACCATTTTGATGAAAGAGTCCGTAATGAAGGGCAACAGCAGAGTGGTATTCATGCAGTATACAAGTATCACTTGGAGTTCCGACCATTAGTATTCACATAAGAAAGGATTGATGTTTAATGGCTAATATGTCTAACTTTGTAAACACCCCAATTCTCTTGCATGGTATTGGTAAGGGTGTATTTAAGACCGTAAGCGGTAAGGTTTTGGAGTGCTCCACTGCACAGTCCATGAAGCTCAATGTTACCACCAGCACTGAGGATGTATACGCAGGTGACTCTTTGTTCCCTATGTATACCTACATCTCTAGCAAGGAAGGTTCCATTGAAATTCAGAACGCTGACTTTAAACTTTCCCAGCTATCTATGGCACAGGGTTCCAAGGTAACTGTTAAGAATAACAAGCGTTGCAATCGTGTGTTTATTACCAAGGATTCTACTAAGATTTCTGAGGATGCCCTGACTGGCGTAAGTGTAATTGCTATGATTGCACCTGATGGCTCTAATGTTGATGTGGCTACTACTGCTGGTGACGATGTTATTTCTGTTACTGATACTGGTACTGTTGCGTTTGGAGCCAATGTTACTGCTCAGGAGGGTGAGTACATTGTGTACTACTATGCTGATGAGGAAAATGCTATCAGTGCAGAAATGTTGAAGAACGCAATGCCAGAGGTTGCTAGCTTCACTTGGATGTTTGTATCTGAGGATGCAGAGGGTAATCGTTATCAGGTTGACATTTTCGCTCGTAGAACTCGTTCCAATGGTGAATTTGCTATTGAAACCGCACGTGATTCTGCAAGCACTCCAACCCTGACGGTTAAGATTCTTGACCCAGGCGATGGCAAGGATGACTTCGCTAAGATTACCATTACCAAACTTAGCTGATTATGAGGGGAGGGCGAAAGCTCTCCCTTTTATTTTTTATCTATTTGGAGGACAATATGGAACAGAATACAATTTCAATGTATGAGACAGTAGTAGACAGATATAACAAGAGACATAAGGTGTTCTCTGTGCGATTCAAGGATATGCAGATTGTAACTTCCTTTACTGAGAAGTATAATCCTGAGTTCCTCTCAATGTATATGTTTGCCCCTGTCATGGAAGATGATGAGGTAGTCAAGGATAAAAATGGTAACATTGATTATAACAATGGATTCCATGATGACCTTTTGGAAATCATTGAGTGTGCCTTGGACTATCGTGAGACTAGAGAACAGATTGAGGAATGGCTGGACATGAAGCTTGCCAAGGAAATCATTGAGATATTTATTGGTATGTCCCAGTTTAAAAAAAAAGCGATGTAAAGGAAAAGACTGAATGGAGAAATTTATTTGCCTCCATTGTTCAGAACACGAGTATGACAATGGAAGATATAGGCAATTTAAGGATAAATCAAATGGAAGATTTGTTGCAGGGCATGAGTGAAAATGCTGAAGCAATGGAGAGGGAGATTAAGGGTGACAAGAAGCCACTTGAAGGTGACGATGCTATCCATGCTCTCCTTGGTATGCGTTGATAAGGAGCGTGATTGAATGAAAGGCCCTAGTCTTGAATTAGATATTACAGCGAATATAGATACACTGCACAAGCAGTTAATGGAAATCGCAGGTGTTCTCAAAGAGTTAAAGGAAAACTCCGAGGTTAAAATTGACATGACTGCGGTTTATATCAAAACCAAGAAGAAGATAATTGATGCCCTTGCTGATATTAGGAAACAGATTGATGAAGTTAATAAGGTTGGTATTCAGGTAAACCTTGATGATTCCGATGGAACTGACAAGGCCATTAAGAAGATAGGGGCAGTGAAAGAAGCTGCTACCGCTCTTAGTCAGCACCTTGCTGAAGCCAATAAGCAGCTAGCTGATTTAGCTGGTAAAGGCTTTGAAGCCAATGAAGCTGCCAAGGGTAGTACAAAGTCAATGGTTGAAAGATTAAAGGCTGACCTTGAATCTGGTAAGTCCAAGAAGGCTCAGGGATTGACTAACACTGAGCAGAATCAGATAGCTATTACTGATGAAAAACTCATGCGAATCAAGAAGGATATAGCTGAGATTAGACAGCCAGTACCAATTACTTTTACCATAGCTGATGTTGCTCCTATCCTGACTATCCTGAGCCAGCTCACTGCACACCTTGAAAACGCAAGGAAAGCTATTGATGCTATCAAGGCAGATGAGGCTACCAAGAAGATGTTGCAAGGTGCTCAGGCCAAGAACCAGCAGTTGGTAAACAAGAAAACTTTCGATAACTTTAGCAAGGGATTTGAAAGTGCTCTTGCCAAGGCTGACATTGGTGGTCACATTGAGAAGGCATTGGGTGGCGTTGATATGAGACAGATGACTGCTGCAATGAACGCAATGTTGACAAACATGAATAGCCAAGCTAAGGGCAAGGAAGTAAACATTAGTGTGGGCTTGGATAATAAGAGAATTACAGCTCTTAATACTCGCATTGATAAGCTCGTTGAGTCTATCAAAGCAAAGACCAAGGATATTCCTGTGTCATTCAAACTTAACTTCGGAGAGTCTACTGAGAAGATTAAGCAGACCACCACTGCAATAAATGAAATGACTGCTTCCATGACTGCCAAGGCAGGAGTCAAGGACTTAGACATTGGAGTGACCTTGGATAATAAAAAGATTGCAGGATTGAAGAAGCGTGTTGATAATCTCATTGCTTTTATCAAGGAGAAGTCCAAGGACATTCCTGTGACATTAAAGCTGGACATTGAGAAGTTCAATGAAAAGCTGAAGCAGATGAAGGGTATTCTTGATAGAGCAATTGCTACCAAGAGATTCAAACCTGAAATCAATGCTGATATTGAACCATTGAAGAAGAAGCTGTCCGCAGCCAAGAAGGCTTTGGATAATCTTCAAAAGTCCGATGCCACCAAGATTAAAGTCACTGCCGTCATTGCAGATGCCACGGCTGAGGTAAAGAAGTTCAATGAAGTCAATAAGCAGGTCATTGATGGTAAGACAATTACTATCAAGGCTGACCATAAGCAGTTTGATACAGGCATTGAACACGTAAAGAAGGAACTGGCTTCCTTGAAAGACCATACGATTTATATTAACAGTAATGTTAAGGATATGTTCGCAAAGGTTGCCGAAGCCAAGAAGGTAGCTGCTGACCTTGAAAAAGCCAAGGAAGAACCAAAGAAGGAGAAGAAAGCCAAGACCGTTGATTACAACAAAATGGCAATGCTTCTCTATGACCATCCTTTGTCCAATGGCAAGACAGACAAGGGTAACGCCACTGTAGGTCAGAGACTCTCCGCTGTTAAGACATTGCAGAGTGCGGCAGCTCTTGGCAAGACAAAGCCAAAGGATGCTAACGCATGGCTCCCTGATAAGAAGATAATGAACTTCCTTGCCAAAGAACGTGAAAAGTTGGAGGAACTTGCCAAGGCTGTTAGTCAGAATATGACATTGACTCAGGCAAGGAGAGTCCAGAAGGAAAAGCAAGCCCAAGCAGAGGACGATGCTTTATTGAAAGACATAGTAATTGCTAGGGATAATCGTAATAAAGAGAAGCAGGAGTACAGTAATAGAACTACTGCTCTCAATGTAAAAGAACAGTTCCAGAATGAACAGGCACGACTCAACCAAAACAACCGTAACAAGTCACTGGCTGACCAATACTATGAGCAGGAACGTAAGACTGCTGAAGCTGCCTCCAAAGCTATCTATGAACAGATGGTTGCTGTTCAGAAGGTAGAAGCTGCATTAGGTAAGCTACAGGCTGATTGGGCTAATTCTTTACATGGTGTGAACCCGATGTCTGAAAAGGCATACATGAAAAAGAGTGACAAGGAAGAAGCCTTGCTTGCTAATCTGGATGCTCTGAATGGCTCTGGTTCTTCTAGGGAAAGAATCTTTGGTGGCATTGAAGGGTATAATAAATACCTGAGAGGATTCGATGGCGACTACAAGTTAGCTATGCTTATGGCGAATGGTAGAGAGGAAGCTCAGGCAAAGAGACTCACCGCTGAGGCAAAGGAAAAAGCTAAGACTGAACAGGAAGCTGCCAAGGCAAAGCAAGTTGCTGATAGAGCCGAAGTTGCTGAAGCACAGAGACTTATTAAGCTGGACGAGGAAAGAGCCAATAAGCAGAAGGCTATTGCCAATATCGCCTTTGCTTATTCTCAGGAACTTGCTAGGCAGAACCAGCTCATTCGCTCTGGAACTGAAATTCAGCAGAAGGATGTAGACAATGCCAATCGCAAGGTTCAGGCTTTGCGTAGACAGTGGGATAACGCTGAGTGGGCAGGGGGAGGTTCCAAGCCAGAGCTTCGTCAGGCTCCGATGGAAAATGCAAATGCCAAGGAAATCAACAGCAAGCGTGCGGTAGAAAATGCTATGGCATGGAGAAACCAATACTTCACTACTGCAAATGATAAGGTCAGCACCTTGACAGCTTCACTGGAAAGGATGTATACTGAATTAAAGAGGGAACCCGGTAATACAGGGTTGAAAAAGTATATCATTGATACCACCGCTGAACTTAGGAGTGCAAGGAAGGAAGCCAAGGCTGTTCAGGAGCAGATAAAAATGCTTAGTCTTGGTGACATGACTAAAGGCTTTGGTCGCAAAATGAGCTGGATTGCAGGTGCCTTTGGATTCTATGAAAGCTATGATATTCTCAGAAAAACAGGTGAGGTCATCACTGAAGTTGGTGAGAGCATGGCTAATTTAAGAACTGTAATGCCACAGATTCAGCATGGCATAGGAGAAGGCCAAAAGAGAACAAAAGAGGAAGCAGATACAGCAATGGCTGAACAGTCACGAAAAATGATTGGCACTGCTGCCGACTATGGTATTGGAGTTAATGAAGCAATTGAGTCCGCAAGGTTGTGGGGTCGAATGTACAAAGACCAAAATACCGTAAACTTACTAACAGCTCAGTCTGCAAAGCTAGCAGTTGCAGATAACTTCTCAGTTGAGGAATCAACCAAAGCCGTAGAGGCTGCGATGTTCCAGTTTGGTATGCAAGCTAAAACAACTGCTGAAGCTCTTAGTTATTCTAATCGTATTATAGATGTCTATACCAAGCTGTCCCATAATGCAGGTGTATCTGCTCAGGACTTGGCCGCTGGTGTAGAGCGAAGCGGTGCTGTTGCTCACCAAGCCGGTATGGACTTTGAGTTTTTAACATCATTAATAGCACAGGGAACTCGTTCCACTGCGTTATCGGGGTTAACCAAAATCAGCCCCTTCATGTTGGAAACGGCATGATGGAAAGCCTTAATAACGGTTAAAGGCTAGTAGGATAGTTAAGACCGTAGTAAAGTCAGAGGAGTGATTACCATGTTGGTATTCTTAGAATTTATAGCCATAATTGTAGTTGGGTTTTTCTTTGGCCCAGCAGGGATAATCAATTATTTTAAGTTTACCTTTTTGGTATCGTTTATTTTTATTATTGGTACATTAGTAGGTGGAGATTTCTTTGCCGCTGGTATCATTGCTTTAAGAGATGTTATATGGGTACTGTTCTTTGTAATGATAGAAAAGTATTCACAATGGGAACAAAAACATTGGAGTGAAATGTAATGATTGAAGGATTTCTTACTGTAGTAGTAACATATGTTAGCTTTATTTTTATTTTGTGTTTTGTTATGGCTGCGTATTTATTAGCAGGATTAAAAACGGCGAAAACTTGTATTAAAGTTTTTGTTGTTTTGCAAACTTTATTAACTTGTCTCTTTGCCATTATTGATATGAAAATGGCTGCTATAGTATTGTTAAGTAGTATTCCTTTTTATATTTTTATGCTTATTCTTTGGAAATTTTGTAAGAAGAACGGACAGGATAATCCAAATAGATTACCTCAGTCTCAGCGAAATACCCTAGACAAAGTAATGTATGATTATTTTGTAAAAGGTAATAGAGAAAACAAATCTACTACAATAGACCATGATGAACTTAATGCCGCATCTAACACAAAAGATATTGGCAAAGTAATTAAGGATACTAACCTAGAAAACAAAGAAGAACAGAAATCTTTAGGAATGAGTCCTATAAGGTAATTAAAAAAATAATCACAACTCTGAAAACTCGAACGACTGCAAATGGCCCCCTAATGGATTTTCCTATGGGTGGATGTACAGTCTGACCTCTAGTATATTCCTACAATATAAGCTAGAGAGCATGGCAGAAATGACCATGCCCATAAAAGTGAGTCGCATTGCGGCTCTTTTTTTATGAGTAACAATAGTGCCGCAATTGGTACAATGTTAAAAACTTTTATCGCTTCTTTGCGTTCTGCCGATGCAGAGAAGGAACTGTCTAAACTAGGTATAAAAATAAAAGAAGTTGGAGCTGATGGCAAGGAAACCTTTAGAGATATTCAACAGGTTATCTTAGATATTGCAGTAGCAACCAAGTATTCTGAAAAGGATATTCAGAAGGTATTGTTGAAAATTTCTGGTGGTAAATTTCAGTGGTCAAAGGTTGCAGCTATGTTATCTGATTATAAAGAAATTGTAAAGAACTGGGAGCTTGCTATTAATTCACAGGGATTTACTGAAGGACAGGTAATGGAACAGATGGACACTGTTGCTCGTAAATATCAAACCTTGAAAGACGAGCTGACAGGATTGTTGGTAAGTGCTGGAAATGGAGGTGTTCAATCAGCAATAAAAGAATTACTTGATAGAATTAGTACGATAATTCAATTTCTTAACAGCTTATCTTCTACTTCTTGGACTGTTATTACATCTGTTACTGAAATAGCTATTGCTATGTATGCTTGTAACAAAGCTGTTGACCTTGCGATGGTTTCGTGGGGAAGATTTACTGGTGAAGTAATTGGAGCCGCTGCTACCAAAGCAGGTGTAGCTGCAACTGAGATAAGGGGATTATCTCAGGCATTTAGAATACTGGGAGCATCTGGTGTTGCAAGCCTGACAGGTATAAGAGTCGCAATGCAAGGTTTACTTTTACGGACAGGTATTGGTATTGTTGTTGTTACAATAAGTGAACTTATATATCGTCTTATGGAATATTCAAATGCACTAGATGATGTTAGTACCAAGTCAACCCAAAAAGCAATGGATGAATATGAGGCTCAAACAAGATTAATTAGCATATATCAACAGCGAAATGAATTTATTGGAGCAATAACAACTTCATATGCTGCTTTAATTAATGCCAGTAAAGATGCCAACCTTACGGATGAAAAAAGAAAAGACCTCACTAAAGATATTATGGAAGCGGAAAAGCAGCTTACAACATATATTGGAGAGAGCGGAGTTGAAAGAATTAGGACTGCTGATAATGTAATGGAAGCTGCTCAGAATGAAGCCAATGTAGCAATTAGTGAGAATAACTCTAAAATAGAATCTATGAAAGCTACTCAACAGATTATCATTGAAACAGCAAGAACGCAGGTAACTAAAGCAGCAGAAGCAATTAAGAGTTATGATGAAGATAAGAAAGCGTTCCGTGAAAATATTGAGTCTAAAATTAATGATATAAGTTGGTTGGCAAGCTTTGAAACCAGTTACTATAAATTGAAATATCATTTACAACATAGGTATAATAATGCTTTGCGGAATGATATTGCAGAACAAGAAAAAAGAGTAAAGGAACTTGCAGAACAACTAAAAGGTACGGATGATGAATTTATAGCTCGACAGTATAGAGTACAGGCAGATGCTTTAGATTCATTAAAGGCAAGTTTAGCAGAGGGGGAAAAGAGCGAAGGAGAAGATGTAGATAGTCTGTTCGACAGTATATTCTCTGAAGGCTATGAAAAAGCCCAAAAGATAATGACTACTTGGGGCAGTATATGGAGTAAGGATTCCAGCAATAATAATTATCCTGATGGAACTCAGTCCTCTCCTAGTGGCGGTATTGAAGCTTACCCAGAGGAGCCTAAGAAGTCCAAGGGTTCTAAGTCTGGTAACAGCTACCGTCATCCTGAATACAATGACCCTGCCTTAACTGGTTATGAGGGAAAGCATAAGTCTATTAATCAGCAATACACTGATGAAATCAGTAGCTTGAAAAAGTATGCTGAGAAGTATGGTACTTCCGAGGAAATAACCATGAAAATAGATGACCTGTACAAGAAACAGCAGGAGGAAAATAGTAGAGCTACCAAGGAATATATTGACCACATAGTACAGAGTGGCAATGACCTTTATTCCAGTAGATTAACTTCTGTTACGACTCAGGATGTAGATTCGTTTATCAATGCCATAGCTGGGCAAGAATCAGGCGGTGACTATGGAGCTGTCAATAGTAGTTCTGGTGCTACCGGTAAGTATCAAATCATGCCAGATAACTGGGCTGGCTGGGCAAGTGAAGCAGGGCTTTCCAGTGATGCCCCAATGACTCCTAATAATCAGGAGATAGTTGCCAGACATAAACTCTCTGAGTATTACAATGCTTATGGAGCTGATGGGGCTGCTGTAGCTTGGTATGCTGGTGCTGGCAATGCAGAGCGTTGGGTTAATGGTTCCCCTACGGATGTATGGGGCAGGTCATGGGAAGCATCCCAAGACGGTGCTCCTTCCATTGCTGAGTATGTTCGTGAAGTTGCTAGTCGTAACACTGGCACTGTTGGTTACAGTCAGACTTTGGCTGACCTTGGTGTTAATGAAGATGACTGGAAGAACGCAAACATACAGGGCAAGCAAACTATTATATCCAATCTTATGAAACAGGATGGCATTAAAGACAATGAGCAGACCTTAAAATATCTCGATGAGGTAAATGGTACGCTTTTGAAAGGACTGGAAAAGATACAAGCCTTACAACAGGAAGCGGTAACGATTCAGGAGAACAAGGACAAGGACTTGTACAGCAATAGCAAAGCCGAGGTGGAACAGCGTAAGTTGGAAGTGTCCCAGCGTAATACTTCCCAATCCTATTCACTTGGTCTTTCCATTCGTGACATTGATGAACAGCGTATGAAGCTGGATGAACTAAAGGTTTCTTATGAGGCTCTCAATGATATTCTTCCAAGATTCACGAAAGGAACTAAGACTTACAAGGAACTGTTACAGGAAACTCAGAAGGCACAGCTTGAATGGAATAAGCAACAGAAGGCAGTTGTGGAATCCATGTTTAATATTCGGTCTACCATGAATGAACATGAGTACAAAATGAAAGACATGACAGGAGACAATGGTGGTATACGCAAAGCAACGGCTGAATTGGAAAAGGATATGAAAGACTTGGCCAATCTTCAGATAAAGAAGCAAAAGGAATGGTATAGCCTTAACAAAGAAGAGCAATGGAAACTCGATGAGGAAATCAAAGAGAAAGCTGACAAGGTTAAGGAAGCGATGGATAAATACCATGATACTATTATGAGTGGCTTGGAGTCTGTTGCGGAGCAATTCTTTATTGATAATAAGTCATTGTCTGACATCTTCCATGATATGTGGACTGACCTTGGCAGGGATGCATGGAAAATGTTGTTCGGCCAGAAGGTAGATAATCCATCTATTCTTGGTCAAATGATAGGACTTGGTATGCCTAACCAAGAAGAAGCCAAGCGGGATGCAGCTACGGCAATGATGAGCGAGAATAATGATGCTCTTGCTATGAACACCAATGGTATAACCAGCTTGAACGAAGCTATCGAACGACTTATCGCTGTTATGAATGGAACATACCATGACCCATTCAGTCAGCCTACAACGAACTGGGGAAGCCAGACCGTTGGTCAGTCATTGGATTCCTTTGCTAGATTCAATAATCCTAGTCTTAGCAACGAACAGCGTTATTCATTTGATAGGTTTGGTGCGACTGGCAGTTCCTATGGAGTAAATAGAACTCGTAATAGTGACTATACTTTTTCTATGGCGAGCATTAAATCCAATGAAAAGACAACAGCGGCAATGAATAACCTAAGCAATACTGTTCGGTTTAGCGATACTACTACCAAGCAGGACATTCAAGCCCAGTTAAAGAACACTAATGCAACCAAGCTAAATGCTTCCAATACCATGCAGTTGGCTGTAGGTCTTGCTGGTATAGGAAATGCTTTTGCTAACGGTGACTGGCTGGGAGGTATTCTTGGATTGGCTCAGGCCGGTATAGGACTTGGCTGGTTCGGTAAAGCCAATGGCGGTGCCTTTGCTACTGGTGGCAGTATGTCTAACGGTGTTCAGGCCGCAGGTAGAATCCAAGGAGCTGGCACTGGTCGTTCCGACTCAATCCTTGCTTACCTTGCCAACAAGGGCAAGTTCGTAATGCTGTCCAATGGTGAGTATGTCATTAATGAGAAGTCAGCCAAGGCACTAGGTTATGATACCCTTGATAATCTCAATGCCTATGCAGACGGTGGTGGCCTTAGTAGCCCTGTCAATCCGACTCCTTATGTTCCGACTATTAACCAGCAGGTAGCAAAGCGGGCCATTAATATTCATAGTAACAACATTACTACCGAGAAACTCCTTAGAGAACAGAACGCTCATATGCTTGAACAGAACAATCTGTTGAAGAACATGGGACAGTCTGGTGGAGACGGTAAGATGATTGTGCTGAATACACAGGCTTCCAGTGCTGATGTATTGAAAGCCTTGCAGGAAAATCCAAGGGCAGTACAGGCTATCCTTGGTAGACAGAACCGCATGGGATTCAGATAAGCTCTCAGAGCGATTCTAAGCATGGGTTATTGGCTTCTAGGTATAAACACTAGCAAGCCAATTTAAACCCTGCTTAAAAACTTAAAAATGTATGTTTATGCTATGTGCTCTCTTGGTACTTCCAAGGGGGCACGTATTTTTTTATCGGGAATAATTTGAGTGCACTGGAATATTATATATAGAAAATGAAAGCATGGTGATGATATGGATAATATAAATAAGTTCATAGGGATTCCATACAAGTTCAATGGAGATACTGCGGATGGCTGTGACTGCCTTGGTCTTGTAAAGTATTTCTATAGAGAGCATGGGTGGCTTGATATTGATGATGATCTACCTATAGATAAGGATTGGATGAAAACTGCTGTTAGTAGGATTAGAAAGTTCTTTCCTAAACATTTTGATTTGGCATGGAATCCAGAGGATTTAAAGTATGGAGCAGTAGTAATATTTAAGATTAACTCTGAAATGCACTTCGGTGTATATGTTGGCTATGGAAAACTATTGTCTACGCAGCTTACTACTGAGAGCTATGATGATTCTCTGAGTACCTTATATCCAAGGCAGTGGTGGACACCGTGGTTTCAAGTGGCCTTTAATAGAAGGGAGAAGGAGAATGGAAACATTAAAGATAATTCCTAGAGGAAATGTAACCAAGTCATATGACTTCGGTATTAATAAAGTTGAATTTGAAAATGGCATACAACAGTTCCAAAGAAAATATGTTATGCCTAGACTTTCTGTGTCATTTAAAGTGAATGGCACAAAGGAAGATAAAGATTATTTGGAGAAATTTATAGTTGCTCGCAAGGGAAGTTTAGAACCATTCTACTGGGAATACGAGGGAACTAAAAATGTATATCGCTTTGGAGATGGTGCTATTCAGTTTACTGAGGTAAGAGGTTTTGGAGGAACAGGAGTCGTAGCATACGAAGCTGATATTTCTCTGGTGCAGTGCAAGGAGAAAGAATACTAATGGCAATTACGTTACCTGTGTGCATGAAGAAAATGAAAGAATCTGCACAGACATTTTTTATTGAGCTGTATACAATTGAACTTAGAACAGGGACTATTTATTTAGCTGCCTGTGATGAGGATATAGTTTACCATGGTAATAAATATATGGCCGTACCAATTCAAAGAGAATCGGTTGTTCGTTCTATGGATAATATAACTGACTCTTGTAATCTTACAATTAGTGATGTTGACTATTCCTTGCTTGCCTATGTATGCAATGGCTTTGACTTCAGAGGGTGCAATGCAACTATTATTAGAATACAATACCCAGATAGTCTTAAAGACCCTGCTATTTTTGAATGGATATATTCGGGGAATATTGACGAGCCAGCGTTCTCAGATGGAACATTCTCTTGTAAGTTACAAACAGTCTTTCCTCAGATTGAGTGCCCTAATAGAAGTTATCAACTTGCTTGCAATAGTGAGTTCGGTGATTCTGAATGTGGCTACACTCCGCATGAATCAATCCAAAGTATAGTGTCTTATAAGGATAACAAGGTAATAATAAGTAAGTCTTTTTATGACAATTATTGGAGAGGTGGAGTTATTACTATTGAAGGTGAAAGCAGAATCATAGAACAAAATATAGGTGCTGAGCTGACTCTTAATGTAAATTTTATACAGGAAAATATTGTTAATAAGGTAGCTCATCTAAGACAAGGCTGTGATAAATCTCACGAAAGATGTAAATACTATGGCAACCAAGTTCACTATGGTGGTTTCCTTGCTATTCCATTTGAGAGTACATATAGATAGGTGGTGACAAGATGAATAAGGATTATAACGTATTATCAGACAAGACCTATCAGCAAAGAATGTTTGACTTCGACTTGCAGCTCTTTGGAGGTGGCGGTGGAGGTAAATCTACTGGTAAAATAATAGGCTCTATTGCTTTTGGATTTCTATCCGCAGGAGCTTCTATGTTTGGCGCAGGTTTGTCTGCTATTACTAGATTTACTTTGGGTGCAGCATTGTTTTCCTCTGTCTGGTCAGCGACACATAGGCAGGGCATGGATTATGGTAATGCTGCTGCTAATATACAACGCTTTGAACGTGCACAAGAAACTATGTCAGCTGATGGCCAGATACCTGTTGTATATGGGCGTAGACAGATTACAGGAAACCAAACATATCATAAGACTGACTCTGATGCTTCTACATTATGGAAACACGTTGTCTTGTGTGAGGGTGGCATTGAAGGTATAGAGTCTGTCAGTGCTAATGACTTGATTATTCCAACAGGTAATCAGACAAGCAATACCGTGTTTACTCTACAGAATTTGAAGTACAAAGATGCGACCGTTGTTTTATCTGGTAGAAACCTGACCTTGTATTGTAATGGTAAGAGCAGAACTATATACCTGTGTAATACAGGTGATATGTCCTCTGGAAACACTTACTGGGAGTACCAAGTTAGTATCTCCTCTCTTATATCTTATATCAATAGATTAGGCGAGGGCTGGCAAGCGTTTCCTACAGCAGCTACTAATAAATACCCCGGTGAATTATGGAATGTTAGTAGACAAAGTGTGTATAGACATATCGTTAATTTTAACCTAGATACAGTCAAGGGCGGCACAACGTATACTTTGCGTGACTGTGTTACTCCTGAGAACTACGAGGAGGTTGGCGGTTATCCTAATATGGCATGGCTTGATATGAAATTTACAATATCAAGTGAACTTAATGGTAATCCCAGTGTTACTTGCTTAGTTAAGGGTAGGAAAATATATGATTTGCGTACAGGTAGAACTGCGTACTCTACTAATCCTGCATTGTGTGTTCGTGATTTTCTTTTGTCTAAACGCTATGGCTTAGGCAAATGGTTTACCGAGGATATGCTCGATAGTGATTCGTGGAAGGAAGCTGCGGATTACTGTGATGAACAGATTACTTTTCTTGATGGTAGCGGTGCCAAGGTTATTGCCAAACGCTATGAGCTTAACATGGTAATTGATAGCAAGCGTAGTGCCTTGGAGTGGTTACAGGAAATGCTTGCAAACTTCTGTGGCTATATAGTCTACAGCAATGGAAAGCTGAAACTACGCATAGAAAAGGAAACGCCAATATCATATAAATTTAATGATGATAATTGTTTTGACCTAAAGATTTCACCGCTAGCACTTTCTGAAACTCCCAATAGATATGAAGTTACTATCATTGACCCATTGAATAACTGGTCTACAATAAAGTGTTTATGTGATGACTATGCCGACCAGAAGCAAAGACAGAAGATTATTACAAAGTCTGTAAGCTTAGAAGGTGTTACTTCCCAGAACCAAGCATTGCGATTAGCAAGGTTTTATCGTGACTATAACCTTGTCTGTCCTATGCAGCTATCATTTACGACAGGGCTACAGGCAATGCACCTTGAACCGGGCGATGTTGTTACTGTTAGCTATCATGGCGTATTCAAGGAAATGCCAATCAGAATCTCTGAAATCAAGGAAACAAACAAGGGTACATTCGAGATAAGCGGTAGACAGTACAACAGTACAATCTATGGTGACTTGCTTGGCGGAGGAATACATTGGTTCGATTATAGTACATTAGATAATCCGTACACTGATACTATTTTGGATGTTAAAGAATTACAATATATAAAGCAATCATACGTTGCAAAAGATGGTTCCCATATTAATATTGTGGATTTAACATGGACAAAAACTAACTATCAATTCTTTAAACGCTATGTCATTGATTATAGGGAATCAAACAATGGAAGCTGGTCAACGTATTGTACCACAATTGAAAATTCATGCTCTATTAATGTTAATCTTTATTGGTCGTATGATTTCCGTGTAAGGGTTGAGAATACGATTGGTAGACTCTCTAACGGAACGGCAGTTTACATGATATTTATTGATGGCAAGAACACTCCCCCAGCTAATGTAACAGGGTTGACTTATGAGCTAGCTTTTAGGAGTGTAATCTTAACATGGAACCCCAACCCTGACCCAGACATTAAAGGCTATAGAATATATCAAGGAGATTATGATGTAGGCCTTAGCGGTTGTGAAATAATAGCCGATAACCTTGATGCAACTACCATGTATGTTCCATTAACTGAGGCACATGACTATTGCTTCTATGTATTTGCAATAGACACTATTGGAAATATATCTGAACAACCAGCAGCTTGTTTGGTAAAAGTAAACCCATTGCCTGACGTAGAGAACTTTTTCGCTGTTAAAAACGGAGATACTATCCAGTTTTTCTGGAATGAAATAAAAGATGCTAACTATGAAATCCGATGGGGCCAATCATGGGAGTCAGGCAAGGTTGTAGCAAAGGTTAATTCAAATGTGTATACATTGTTTTTTCCATTGATAGGAACACAGACATTTTTTATTAAGGCATATAATGGCTGGGGATTATATAGTATGCATGGAACTTACTTGCAGATAACCCTAACTCCTGCAACAACACGTAACATCATAGCAGAGTTTGATGAGAAAAAGAACGGCTGGCAGGGAGTAAAGAATTTCCTTAAAGTTGATACAGATGGCCTAATGATGGAAGATTTTACTAGGGCTGGCGAATATTATACCAACATTCACTTAAATAAAAGTGTAGATGCTCGCAACTGGATTGAATATGCAGCTGCCTATGTAGAAAAGGATGTCACATGGAATGAATTAAGTGATAAGTGGGATGATTATAATATTGCTTGGCTTCCTATTGCTAACAATGAATTAGTAAATGTAGAAAATTTTATCACTACTAAAACAGAAGGTGAGAGTAGATATTTATATAGTTTTTCTTTGAATGGAAACACGGATGGTGCCAGTCAAACTAAGAAAGTTACGTATGCTAATTCAAGATTTGATAAAGGAGCTGTGGTTAAGCCTAATACTATTATTAAATATAAGGTAGATGTTCCGCCTGTGTTTAACATGGCATTTAATGTAAGAGCGTTGGATAGAACAAACGAACACGTTGTATTTTTAACTTTATATGGCGATAATTATTGGCTGCGAGTGGAATATAATAATGGCTTTTTTGTATTATCTGATAGAAACTGTAATAACATCGCAGTTCCTAATTATTATAGAACGCATGATGTTATTACATTCTATATAAAACAGGAAGCGAACAAGAGAATATTCACTGTTACTAACCCTGCAAAGAACAAGGAAGTGACAGGCGAACTCAATGTACTTCCACTAGGAAAATTTAAGGAGTTGAATTTAGGCTATGACTGAAAACACTCAGGTAAATGATTCGTGTAATTTAATTATTATGAAGAAGAATGGAAAGATAATAGTTAAAAGAACAAAGAAGGATAACCCTACTGTAAGGGGCAAGGAGGAACGAAAGAATGAAAATTGATGGTGTAATGACAATGAATGTAATTCACAGAGATGGCACGGTTGATAACATTGTAAAGCATAATATGATTGTTGACAGTGGCTTTGACTTTATCTGTGATGTAATGGGTAATGATACCCAGCCTGTAAACGTAAGTAGAATACAGGTAGGACAGGGCACAACAGATACACAGGCTTCAATGACAGCATTGGAAGATATGATAGCAGAACAAACTGCTGCTTACACTCATGTAAAAGGGACGAAGGTGTTTGAGTTATCTACTCACTTTGACCCCGGTATTGCTACAGGTGCTCTTTCTGAAGCAGGAGTATTTACTGCTTCGGGCATTATGTTGGACAGGGTAACATTTAAGGTAGCAAACATCGACGATGACGATGAGATTACCGTGACCTTCCAGTTTACTCTGTCCTAATGGAAAAAGTATCTAGCCAGTCTTTATCTTCTAAATGGAAATTCCTTGGTAAACAAACTTGGGGTTCAATTGCTGGCACATGGGCATCTAATGCTAAACAATGGAGTATAAATATTGTAGAGCCTGTTTCCTTTAATGAAAGTATTACTAAAAAGACCTTTTTAAATAATCTTGAAAAGATTAATGTGAAGCCAATATACATTGATAACAGACAGTTTGTATTACGAATTGTCGAACAGGTTGATTTTGTATCACAGCTAAGGAAATGGTTCTACAGAAACCCATGTGAGTCATTAATTTTATCAGAGAGGCCTTGTAAAATCCTAGAAAGTCAAATAAATGAAAAGGTATCTTGTGTAGACTCCTATTCAGACCATGGATATTTTTCAAGGTTCTTTGATGAATATATGAATACGAATGATAAACATTCATTAAGTCCAGCATTGAATAATTCAGAGTCTTTCAGTGTTAAAGACAAACAATTCCTTCGTTTTTTTGAAAACGTAAAGGAACGGTTGGTAATGGCTGATGTGTTTGATAGAAAAATGATTCTATCAAGGGTGTTCTCTGAGACACTCAATGTTGCGAATAAACTGTGCAAGGATATTTTAAAGCCTTACAGTGCCCATGTGAATATAGCAGGGAGTATATTACAAAAGAGCGATGCCATACTAAGCGATATTATCATATCCCTTGTAGACATTCCTACGGATGTTCCTGCTGACTATGAGCCATGGAGGCCATTTGTAAGTGGTGATTATACTTATAAGGATGCTCTGATAAAATGTAAAATATCTGCACCGAAAACAGAGAGTAGGTTATTGCTTTATGAATATAAAATATCCGTTGACCTACCTGATATTCAAGACCATGCTATTACAAAGATAAAGGCTGAAAAAACATGGATTCCATTCACATTAGATTTTTACCAAGTTCCAGAAGTTACAATTACGATGGTCGGTGGAACAGGTAAAATAGTTATTCCATATATCATCAATGTTGACCTTAGTGGTTTTTATGTTGAACTTAGGGACTCTGCTGGTAATCTTTCAGCAGGGACAATCTCTTGGCAAGCACTAGGGTGTTAAAAGTATTTGCAATAGGAGTGATTAAAATGTATACCATGAATCCAATGCTAAACCAAGCAACCCCAAACCCAGCTTATTCTATGCCTATGGGTAGATGGACTATAGTGAACAGTTTTAATGATGTGCAGACAATGCCTGTACCTGCTGATGGTACTCAAATGTTGTTTATGCTGAAGGATGAGCCTGTACTGTATATGGTATCTATGACAGGTGGCCAGAGAATGATACAGGCTTTCTCTATTGCTCCCTTAGTTATAGAACCGACTAAGAATGAAAACAATGAGAATTCCCTTGAAAGCCGTATAGGTAGATTAGAGCTTTCCATTTCCAAACTAATGGATGCCCTTGGTGAAAAGAAAGAGTGATGACTATGAATCCATTGGTACAAGCTATGAAAAATATGGGGAGAATTGATAGTAGTCATATGAATAACCCAAGTAGCACTAAGAAAGTCGAAGTTGTTCATATGATTAATTCTATGTCACCCGAACAAAAAGCCAGACTAAAGAATTACCTTCCTATGATTCAGTCATTAGCAAGGAAGTTCGGGGTTAGTGACAATGATTTTCAAAGAACAATTAATGAAATTAATTTATAAGGAGATTGATTATGCAAAGTTATACAGAAATTCCAGCTTCGGAAACACTTAGAAATTCACGACAGAAACTTCTTGACAATGATAAAACAGCAATCAGCTGTAATAGCGGGCCAGCGTTTCCTACTATAAATTTACAGCCGGGAATGCTGTGCTTCCGAACCGACGAACAAAAGCTGTACCAGCTTAATGCTGATGGCGCAACATGGGTAGAGTTGTTTAACTTGTCCGGTAATAAAGGTTTAGTTAGCAGGGCTACCACTGCGGATAATGCTCTAAAGGCTAATGGACACACAGTTAATTCTGATGTACCGGTAAATGCAAAATTCACTGATACAACCTACGGAACAGTTACAGATAGCGCATCCGGTCTGATGACCGCTGCACAGAAAAAGAAATTAGATGAACTGTCTAATTACTCTTTGCCAGTAGCTAGTGCCACCACGCTAGGCGGTGTAAAAATAGGTGACGGACTAACAATCACTAATGGCATACTAAGCTCAGGTGTTACTGGAGGGAACGCAACTCATGGTGAAAAGCTGTTTACTGCTAACGATACTTTTGTGGTGCCTGAAGGAGTGTCCACTCTTGTAGTCACTGCCGTTGGAGGCGGAGGTGGTGGAGGCGGCGGTGGTTCTAATGCGGGAGCAGCTGGTATGCATGGCGAAGCACTAGACTTTGTACCGTTAATAGTAACCCCTCTATCATCCCATTCAATCCACATAGGTGGTGGCGGCGGTGGCGGCGGTGGCGGCGGGTCGAATGGTGGCGGTGGTAGTGGCGGTGCCTCTAATCTTTCTAGCGGTAGTATAGGCAGTCACGGTTTAATTGGCTCTTTGAAAGGCGTTTATGGTGGTGGCGGTGGTGGCGGCGGCGGTGCCTCTGGTATAGATAATGTTATTTTAGCAAGAGGTGGTGGCGGCGGTAGTGGCGGCATAGTAAGTTTTTCTGGCAGTGGTAGTAATCATCCTGCCTATGGCGGCGCTGGTGGTATTGGTGGGTCCGTAACTGGCCCTATAGTTATCAATACCTTCTCTAAATACCTTAGTACCACTTATGGTGCCGCTGGTGGCGGTGGTGGTGGTGGTGGCACTAATGAAGGTGGTAGTAATGGCGGTAACGGTAACAGTGGTTGTATTCATATAAAATGGTAGGTGATAATAATGAATATAGCAATATGTGATGAAAAGGGAGTTATAAAGAATGTCATTGTTCTTGACCGGGTGCCTGAACCTGTAGACGATGACTTTTTTGCTGAGTGCCCTGCATGGTGCTGGATTGGTGATTCAATAGATAAGCCAAAGCCTGATGACTGGGTAGATACAACAGAGGAAGAACCAGCAGGGCCGACAATAGAACAACGAATATCTGACTTAGAAGATGCTCTACAGACAGTGATGTTCGGAGAATAGGAGGTGAAATCCCATGGTAAATTTTCTCGCAAACCGTTTAATTCAAGGTAAACTTCAGTGGAAAACACTGGAAGATTCCGCAGTATATGCTAAGTATTGTGGTGATGTATTGGCTGTATTGGAAGCCAGAGGTTATGTAATTGACTCTAACGGCAATTGTGTAAAGTCTGCATAGCTACACCACCTATTAGCCTAGTCTAATATGCTGATTGTAAAATTACTAAATATTGGAATATTCTATAGCTTTAAAATCATTATATATGAAAGGACGAATATATCTTTCATGTCCATGGAATGAAAGTATAGATAGTAAATTCCATATAACTTTCTAAAGGAGGTTGATATTATGGACGAAGGATTTCTCGGTAATATCATTGCAGGACTCATTGATAAGAACAACAATAACGACAACTGCTTTGGCGGTGGAGGAGCAATCTGGCTGATTCTCTTTGTTGTTCTCATGTATGGTGGTGGATTTGGCTTTGGTAATCGTGCCAATGCTTGTTGTGCCCCCGCTACTGCAAATGATGTAAACAACGGTTTCCAGTTTACTCAGCTTTCTAATGACACACGTTCCATTGAACGCTCTGTAGCAAATAGCACCTATGAAAATCTGAACCAGCTTCAGAGAACAACTGATGCTATTAATAGAGTAGGATATGAGGTCGGTCATGTAGGTGATGGTATTCAGCGTTCTCTTGATAATGTACGTTATAGTGCTTCTCAGGATGCCTGTGGCATTAATAGGAATATTGATGCAGTACGTTCTCAGATGGCTGAAGATACTTGCAAGATTACTTCTACTGACACTGCAAATACACAGAAAGTTCTGGATGCAATTTGCCAGTTAAGGAGTGATACAAAGGACAACACAATTGCCCAGCTCAGATTTGACCTTCAGGCAGCACAGCTTAACATTGGCAACATTCGCCAGACTGCCGATGTTGTAAATCAGCTAAGACCATATCCAATTCCAGCTTATCCAGTATCTTCTCCATACGGCACAATGCCCTATGGGACAACAATTGTATAACCATGGGCAGCTTCGGCTGCCCTTTTTGTTGTATAGGGGGTAATAACTATGATAGAAGTATATTCAAATAACCTTGCTGTAAGTGCAGGAAGTACAATTTCATTTAGCAACAGTACCAAGACTAATAGCAATATATCCTTGTCTGACTCTGCCATAGCCATTAACAGGGCAGGAACATACAAAGTTACATTCACTGGTAACTTCGTAGCAACGGCAGAAGGAGTTGCAGGGGTTCAGTTGTATACAAATGGTTCCGCTTCTGTTAAGGGCATAGCACAGTCAACCGCAGCCGCGGCTGGAACTACCAACTTATCCTTTGTGACTACTGTTCAGGTAGCAACTGCTCCTACTGGTAACGTGGCTACACTGACATTTGTAAACTCGATAGCAGGAACATGGAATCTTGCTGATGTAATTGTGGAGAGATTAGCATGAGTGATGTCTTAAAAGAACTCTATGCTCACCAACTGAAAGGCATTATGTTCCACTCCGATTTAATGCAGGTATATAAACTCTTTGGTGACTTCGATGATATGGCAAAGCTTCATTATCATCAGGTCATTGAAGAAACTAGGAATCATTCAAAGTTGGTCTTGGAAATGATTGACAAGACAAAGAAAATCATTGTTCCTAGTGAACTAAAAAATGAAAGCATTGAAATTGAAGATAGACCGCCTAGCAGACTCAAAAGATGTGAACTGCATAAAGGGATGCTACAGTCATGGGAGGCATGGGAAGAAAAAACTATCAATATGTATGACAATGCAATCAGTGAATATCCTGACTGCAAGCTATTAAAAATCTTTAGAAAGGACACGGAAAAAGAATTGAAAATTATTAGGTATAAGTTGGGGCATATTTAGTGCCCCTCTTTTTTATTTAGGAGGTGTTGCTATTGCAAGATTTATGGGGATTGATTAACAGTAGCATAGTCATCCTTGTTATCTCTGGTGCCGCTGGGTACATCAAAGGATACATTGATAAGTACAGTAAGACCAGTGCTGACAAGGAACGACTATTTAAGGAGCTATTAGAAAACAATAAAAAGCTCCTTAAACAAAATGAAGAAAACAAAAAGAGAGACGATGAACTTAAAAGACAACTCGATGAAATATCAACGGTAGTCCAACATATTACCAATGCTGACAAGGTGCTTCTCCGTGACAGAATCATTCAGTCATGCAGGGTATTCATCGAGCGTGGCTGTATAAGTCGTATGGCTCGCAATAATATTTCCGAGATGTATCATTGGTATCACGATGAGCTTCATGGTAATGGCTTAGGTGAAATCTTTTATCAGCGTATGATGGACTTGCCATTGGTTGACGAAGATATGCCAATCGTCTCTAAGATGCATCTGGATGATGATATATTCAAAGGAGGGACAAGCAAATGATTTGGTTTATTATGTTTCCTTTGAATGTTATATGTTCTATATTGTGCTACCTTACCAACTGGCTGGTTGTTTTAATGGCTGACGAGGAAGGGGAACTGCATGGTATATGGAACCTATGGCAGACATGGGATGATACATTGGATGTTGATTGGTTTGTAAAAGGCTCTGTCCCGAAGCTGTTCAGGTATGACTTTGATAAGCACTATGAAAATTACAGAGCATACCCTGCTGACCTAGTTATCTATCGAAGAAGCAAAGGAGCGGTTCGTTCCAAGGGTGTTCCTTGGACAATCAAAGAACGGCTACAGAGATATGTATGCAGAGTGCTATGGCTCACAAGGAACTGTGGCTATGGCTTTGCCTTCTGGTTGTTCGGCATGAATCACGTAGGAAAAACACTGGCTCACAAAGCTGGTTCATGGTATGACTTTTACTACAATGATACTTGCTGGCAGTTCACTGGCAAGATATGGTTCATTCAGATTATGGCAGGGTGGAAATTAGATAAAGACTCGGATTACTTTACTCGCAGTATGATTGCAGGTAGGGTAATTTTTAGATTGGAGGAGTAATATGGAAAAGTTTAAATCATTCATTAAAGAGGTACAGTCCAAACAGGTAGGGCTGCTCATGACTTTCCTTATGGGAATCCTTGGCTTGGTTATGCTTTCATGGCTGTTCGGTTACTGGTCTAATGGACTCTATGGAACCCACTTTGAAATCAACTCCTGCTGGCAGGGCTTGGCAGGGATAGTCACTGGTCTTGGCGGTCTAGCAACGATGGCTGCCAAGTATTACATTGATAGCAAGTATAATTCTAACGATGGCGAGAAGCCAGAAAGGAAATGATAATATGAAAGAAGTAACACTGGATTCACTGGAAGTCCTCGTTGCAAATGCAAGGGGGGAATTATGGGACGATGCAGCAGTGCTGGGCAGGGAGCCTAAGATTTACTTGCATTGGACAGCGGGTAGATATGACACTGCCTTCCCTGACTATCACATTAATATTACAGGGGATGGACGGATTCTTATCCCTTCTACTTGCTTTAGCAAGACATTGAGCCACACATGGCGGAGGAATACAGGCAGCATTGGCATTGCTTTGTGTGCTTGCTATGGTGCTACAAGTAATGACCTAGGAGAGTACGCTCCTACTGCAAAACAGATTGAAGTCATGGCTCAGGTCATTGACAGGGTTGCTACTGCACTGTGGCTGACCATTAATAAACAGAACATTTTGACTCATGGCGAAGCAGCTAACAACGAGGATGGACTCAATGTACATCCTTGCTATGCATGGTGGAATGACGAGGAGGGCGATGGTGATACTCGTGGTGACTTGGAATTCCTTGGAACTCCTGAGAGTCCTTGTTATAATCCTTTTGCGACAGATGGCAGTCGTGGCGGTGATGTACTGAGAGGAAAGGCTAACTGGTATCATAACCAGAGGTGTGGCAATGGATAAACAGAAGAAGTACCTTATATGGACTGGCTTTATCGGTCTTGTCATTTGCCTTTGCCTTGCATTTTATTTTACTCACAATGAAAAATCCACCAAAGCTCCAACGGTAATTCCAGAGGAGCAAATGGTGGACACCAATGTTGTTCAGGATAAGTTAGATGTAAAGCCAAAGGATGCAAAGGAAATCGTAACACAGGTCAAGGAAGTCTATGTAGAGAAAAAGAAACCTACTGCTACATTCACAGTAGCCACTGTAGGCTCTGAGAAGCCCATAGAGGTGGTCAAAGAGAAGATTGCTTCCAATGACACTATCCTGCCTAAAGAAGCGTTAAAAGACACGGATAAAACCGTTGTTGCTACTAATGGAACCAAGGTTGATGTATACAAAATCAATACGTATCGCAATTGGGAAGCTGGTGTAGGCATTGGAAAGCTGGATGGCAAGACATACATTCCTGTAGCTATTCAAAGGAACTATGACAGGTGTCACAGTGTAGAACTACAGGCGAACTTAGATACTGCTGGTCATGTCAATGGCGGGCAAGTAATGTGGAAAGTTCATTTCTGAGGGGAGCGTAATGCTCCCTTCTTTTTTTATACCTAAAAATAAATCAATAGTCCTATTCAAAAACTGGACTTTGAAGTTATCATAGTGATATACTAGGGATAAACAAAATACGACCAATCACGCCGTCTTGACATTGTACAAGCTAGCACCAGACTAACTGCGGTTTTGTCTCCGCCAACCACGTTCAGCAGTGGTTGATTACTCCGTCAGAGGGAGCCTCTACAAGTCTAGATGCGTTGAGGGTGAGAATCCTTCAACTGAGTTCGCATGGTTAATCAATGTGAACAATAACCGTACTGGGATGCAGAGTGATTACTGCAAATGAGGCACTTCATATCTAAGAGTTTTGCCACCGCTTGATAAAGCCAGACCTAGCCAAGCCTTTGCTAGCCAAAGATACGATATGAAACAGGTAGACGAAGCCCGACCACTATACCAAACTAGCAGTGGTCTATTTTTTTACCTTGCTCTAGCTCTTTATTGAGCCATAGGGCAAGGCTAACTCTGCCACTCCCACTTCCCAAACTAGCAGGGTTTGTGGCAAAAGTCAAGCAGAAAATGTTCGTTAAAGTTTTTACTTAGTCCACATGGTAACGGTGTACACAATAGTCCTCCTTAAAAATACACCTCTGAGCGACCACAAGGTTTCTCTTATTGTGATATAGTAGAGTTACAGAGGGGAATCAATGGAGTAGTGGAGGTGAGCAATAGCGAAATACTAAAACGCTTTATCTCATTGAAGGAGGACGAATATGGAAAACTTAGACAGAATATAGTAAGTCATGCTGACGATGATAATAAGGGAGTCCAAAGATTGGACACCCCTTCTGGATAGGAGGAAATAAAAATGAATTTAATTGAACAGAATGGTGTGTTCTATGTAGACAGTAGACAGGTCGCTGAGATAACAGATAAACGACACGACCATTTAGTGCGTGATATTGATGGTTATATAAAGGTTTTGGGCAAGAACCCAAATTTGGGGGCTTCAAATTTCTTTGTTGAATCTACCTATAAACAGGCTGGAAACGGTAAGGAAGTTCGTTGCTACCTCTTAACTAAGAAGGGGTGCGATATGGTAGCCAATAAAATGAGTGGCGAAAAAGGAGTTTTATTTACCGCAACTTATATTAACAAATTCTATGAGATGGAGCATCAAATAGAAAAAAGAAATAATCAGTTAGCCCTTCCGAAAGATTATCCATCTGCACTCAGGGCACTAGCAAATGAATACGAAGCCAAGCAGAAGGCTCTGGCTGAGAACGCTATTATGAAGCCCAAGGCAGACTTCTATGACACTGTGGTCAGCACTGAGTCCCTGCTCTCTATGGGCGACACTGCCAAGCTAATAAATAAAAAGGGTGTGGGCAGGAACAACCTGTACAAAATCCTTAAAGCCAGAAAGATTCTCATGGCTGATAACATACCATACCAGCAGTACATTGAGAGAGGCTACTTCAAAGTAGTGGAGAATTATTACATGGCAGGGGATAACAAGGTTATTACCAAGACAACCTATGTCAAGCAAAAGGGTGTTGACTATATCAGGAAACTGCTATCCACAGAGGTGCCAGCATGACAGGGTGTTTTCATATAGATACTAAGGAAGTAGATGGGCAGACTAGGGTATCAATTAAAGCCAAGGGAAGTGACGAGGAGATTCTTCAGATGCTTCTCGATGGCATATGTGCCTTTGCGGCTCAGTCACAGCATGAGTTAAAGCCAAGCCAGATTATTAAGTTGCTTGGCGATTCATTAGAAGAATGGGAGTGAATGTAAATGGAACCAATAATTAATCCGTGGCTTATATATGCAGTGAATATGTGTGGAGATTTCAAAGTATTAGCAATGATGGGAGCTATACTCATTGTTTTTCCTATTGTGATACTAGGCATTAATTGGTCAATAACTATATCTGAGAGCGATAAAAAGCTGTACATAAAGATAGAAAAGTATTTGATTGGGATTTTAGCTGTGTTGCTTTTTCTAGCTGTAGCTATCCCCACCAAAGAAACCTGCCTTGCGATGCTAGCTGCGTACTATATAACCCCAGACAATATCCAAGCGGTACAAGGAAATATCGTTGATTTTGTTAGACAGTTAGTTGATGTCGTGAAAGGAGTTACCAATAATGGCTAATCAAAATAACACCGCAAATACACTGGATTACTTTAATTACATTGTCAGCAAGCTGGATGAAAGAGCTATCCTTGAGGGATTAGCCGAGGAGGCCAGTGAGATAGTAAAGGCTGCACTGAAGCTGATTCGAGCAAAGGAACTCAGTGGTAATACAACGCCTAAGACAAAGGAAGAAGCACTTCATGACTTGGCTGAGGAACTGACTGACTTGGATATGGTCAGGGCAGTGTTGGAGAAAAAGGATGGCGAGCTGCTGAGTGCAATAGCTGGTATAGATAAGGATGGTATTGAAGCCAATCCCAAGTGGAAGCGTTGGGCCGAACGATTAGGCTATCGTGATGTCTGGGGTCCTAAACATAGGGAAGTATACTATACGCCACGCATTGCTTCTACTCGCAAATGGGAAGTCAATGTTTGGCTTGGAAATAAAGATGACCGCTATAAACTCCAGCGTAATTTAGTTTGTAAGACTAAGGAAGAAGCAATTGCATTAGCAGAGCAGATGTATGCAGCATGGGAGGCTAGGGGAAATGGCTAATTATATAAAAGAAGTAGGTAAACTCCTTGGAGTGGGAGTAGAAGAAGTTTTTCAGGTCGATGGCGACCCATCAATAAAAGATTGCTTTTTTAAGTTTTCGGACAATGACTTACAATTATCCGCGGTAAATGGTGGTAACGATACTTGGACAGTCGCAAGCGATACTAGATTGCTTGACATCTTGTATGGCAGATTGCGTATTCGTAAACTTCCACGAAAACCAGCTATCGGTGATATGTATTGCTACCCAGACCCAGTGACTCCACTTTTGTGGGGAACTTGCTCATGGAGAGATGATGTATTTGATAACTATAGATTCCAGCATGGTCTTATTTTCGCAACCAGAGAAGAAGCTATTGAGATTGCAAAACAAATGAGATCGGAAGAGCACAC